ATGATGTGATTGGCCCTGCGTCTGCGGTTGACAGTCAGATTGCTTTGTTTAGCGGAACGACCGGCAAGATTATTAAAGCAGCCACAACCACGGGCTTACTCAAAGCATCATCAGGGGTGATTGCCCAGGCAATACTGGGAACTGACTACGGGGATGTATCCAGTGCAGATACGGTAGCAACCGACAATGCGATTGCAAGATTTGACGGTACGTCAGGGAAGTTAATCCAAAAGTCTACGGCGGGTGTGACTGATGCAGGATTCTTGACGGCTAATGGTTTGACGTTTCCTGCATCGGTTGTATTGTCAGCAGATCCAAATACGCTTGATGATTATGAAGAGGGAACTTTTACACCAACATTCACAAGCACATTTATTCAGCTTGGCGATATTGTCGTGACTTACAGCGCATCTTTACAAAGAGGCTTTTACGTCAAGATAGGTCGAACCGTTTTTTTTAGCGTATTCCTCGCCACCAATACGGTGACGGTTGTTGGTTCAACAGGAACAGCGTTAAGTATGGCCGGACTGCCTTTTGAAGTGGGTAGCACGCTCGGCATGTATACCTATGTTTCTGTAGATAACGGGTATTTTTGGAATACTAACGCTCCATCCTGGTTTTACCCAACCGCTGGCACTACAGAGGCGTCACTAGGTTATAAGACCGCACCTAACTCAACGTCGATGAACCCCCTTCTTGATAGCAGCTTGTCAACGACAGGAACGGGAAGAAACAACCTTTCGGTTCAAGGCTTTTACATAACCAACGTCTAAGAGGCCCGAGATGATTAGCAAAGAAGTTGTGATTGACAAAATTGAAGTGCTTGAAAGCGGGACGGTCCAAATCCGTCAGGTAACCAAAATTATTGAAGATGGCGCGGAGCTTTCCAGATCGTTTCATCGCTGGGCATTATCGCCAGGACAAAACATTGCAGACCAGGATGCTCGCGTGCAAGCGATTTGCAATACAGTATGGACGCCAGAAGTAATTGCAGCATTTGAGGCTAACCGGCAGCAACAGTTGAATGCAATTTAAATTGATTTGCAATTAGGGGAAGATCATGGCTTGGTCAGACGTTCTCAAGGCTGTCATCCCAATCGTAGTGGCTGCGCTGGCTTGGCTCTTAGGGCAGGTTGCATCTTTCTCTGAACGTCTTACAAAAATTGAAGGCACAATGCCTGCGCTGATTACCAAAGAAGGTATACCCACTGATAGTCCAATCAGCGCCGAACGACGCGCTATTCAGAAAGAGCAGTTGATGACACACATCAACGAACTACAAGTCAAAGTTCGTCTGCTTGAGGAGCGTGAGCGTATTGCCAAAGGAGGCAAGTAATGTTGTCTTTGCTATCAACACTTGGCGGATTGCTGATCTCTGGACTGCCCAAGGTTCTTGATTATTTTCAGAACAAGGCCGACCAAGCACATGAGCTTGAATTGGCTCGGATGCAATCAGAACGTGAACTGGCTTTGGCAAAGGAAGGTTTTCTTGCTCAACAGCGAGTAGAAGAAATCCGCACTGACCAGATAGCCATGCAGACTGATGCTCAGATGACAGTTGCCGCACTGGATCACGATAAGCAAATCATTGAGAAGTCTAGCAAGTGGGTGGTCAATTACATTGGCACTGTCCGCCCTAATGTCACCTACTTGTTAATCCTGGAATTGATTGCCATCAACGCTGTGCTTGCATGGTATGTGTGGCAGCACCCTCATCTTGTGCAGTCAATTGATGACCTAATCAGGGTCTCTGCCATTATCTTTTCTGATGACGAGATGGCCATGCTTGGCGGCATCATCGGGTTTTGGTTCGGATCAAGAAGCTGGCAGAAGAAATGAAAACAGGGCAGGCAGGTATTGATCTCATGCATCAGTTTGAGGGTTGCAAGCTGAGACCCTATCTTTGCCCTGCTCACTTGTGGACCATCGGCTACGGCCATGTTTTGTATCAAGATCAGATCAAATTACCGGTAGTGAGGAAAGATGGCTACACCGGCAGCCTTCGCAAGGATTACCCCCTTGCCGCCAAAGATAATCGTGCTTGGACGCAGGAGGAGGTTGATCGCCTTTTTGAGGATGATCTCGTCAGTTTTGAACGCGGTGTTTTGCGAATGTCTCCTAATCTTGCTGGTAATCAGTCACGCTTCGACGCTGTGGTCAGCTTTGCGTTCAACTGTGGAGTTGGCAATTACCAGCGGTCTTCGATAAGAATCAGGAATAATCGTGGCGACTATGAAGGGGCGGCAGAAGCGTTTATGATGTGGACCAAGGGCGGTGGCAGGGAGTTACCGGGTTTGGTTCGCCGCCGCAAAGCTGAACGTGCTTTGTATTTGAGGTGATCCGTGCCACTTAAAAAACTACTGTTTAAGCCCGGTGTGAATCGTGAGAACACGCGATACACCAATGAGGGTGGATGGTATATATCCGATAAGGTACGTTTCCGCCAAGGCACGCCAGAGAAAATTGGCGGCTGGCAATTCATTACCGACAACACGTTTGTTGGTGTTTGCAGGAACCTTTGGAACTGGGTAACGCTTGCTGCACTTAACCTGCTTGGTGTTGGTACAAACGTCAAGTACTACATTGAGACAGGCGGTCAATTCTTTGATATCACACCGATACGCGCCAGCGATACATTAAGTTCTAATCCATTTGCAACAGGTTCAGGCAGTGATGTCGTGACGGTTACGGCTGCATCACATGGTGCTGTCGATGGAGATTATGTAACTTTCTCCGGTGCAGATGTTGTAGCTGGGCTAGATCTTAACAATGAATACACGTTAACGATCATAGACGACAATAGCTATACGATTGATGCAAGTAATGTCGCTGCTGCTACAACAACCGGCGGCGGTGCGGCGGTCGTAGCGGCATATCAAATTAACATTGGCCAGGAAATTGAATCGCCGTTAGCTGGATGGGGGGCTGGTTCTTGGGGCGATGGAGCCTGGGGTATCGGTGGGCCAACACCATCTTGGGCGCAGATACGTTTATGGAGCTCATCCAACTGGGGTGAGGATTTGGTGTTTGCCCCACGTGGCGGTGGCATTTATTACTGGGATGCAACATCGGGATTGACATCGAGAGGCGTCAATATAACGTCTCTTGCAGGATCAACAGGCGCACCAACAGAAGTTAATTTTGTTTACGTATCTGATGTATCAAGGTTTGTTCTTGCGTTCGGGGCAAACAATCCTGCCGATACATTGACAGGTGCATTTGATCCCATGGTTGTGCGATGGGCTGACCAAGAAAGTTTGACGGATTGGGTAGCCTCAGCGGTTAACCAAGCCGGCGATTTGAGACTGTCTCATGGGTCTGAAATTGTCACGGCAATACAAACCCGGCAGGAAATCTTTACGCTGACTGATTCAGCAGCTTATTCATTGCAATACCTTGGAGCCCCGCTTGTATGGGGCGCCCAGCTTCTTGGCGATAACATTTCCATCGTTGGCCAGAACGCTATTGCAGTAGCATCGGGTGCTGTGTACTGGATGGGCGTTGATAAGTTTTATGTCTACGATGGCCGGGTCCAAACACTTCCTTGTGATCTTAGGCGATACATTTTTAGTGACATAAATAGTGTGCAACTAAGGCAGATCTTTGCTGGAACCAATGAAGGCTTTAATGAAGTTTGGTGGTTCTATTGTTCTGCCGACAGTACAGTCGTAGACCGTTACGTGGTCTACAACTACCTTGAGCGCATCTGGTACTACGGCACGATGGAGCGTTCAGCGTGGCTGGATTCTGGGCTAAGGGAATATCCCATGGCTGCTGCATATAACAATCGCATTCTGTATCACGAGTATGGCGTTGATGACAATGCGGCGGACACTACGGCTGCAATTGATGCGTATATCGAATCGGCTGAATTTGATCTGGATGATGGCGATCACTTCATGTATGCCTACCGTACAGTGCCAGACCTAACGTTTACAGGATCCACAGACGGTTCATCCCCTGAGATTGTGTTCAGTATTTATCCCAAGCGTAGTTCAGGATCGCCTGCTGGAACGCCGGCAGCGGATTCAGTGACGGGCTCATATCCTGTTGATGAATACACGTCACAGATTTACACAAGGTTTCGTGGCAGGCAGGCTTACATCAAGGTTAGATCGACCAAGATTGGTACGGCATGGCAATTAGGCGCCCCAAGGATTGACATGAAGCCAGATGGCGCAGCTACCGGACGAGGGGTAAGCGGATGAAACCTATTGCCATGTACAATGACATCTTCATATCTATGGAGAGTGTCATGAAATTTATTGATAGAACAGGTCAAAAATTTAGCAGGCTGACTGTAATTGAGAGAGCAGGAACCGACCAAAATAAAAAAGTTTTATGGCGCTGTAAATGCGATTGCGGAAAAGAAACTGTAGTCACCTCTGGATCTTTGGTCACAAAAAATACAACGTCTTGTGGATGTTTTTTAATAGAAAAAATCACCAAGCATGGATCTTGGAAAAAGTCTTCTTACAATACATGGAGGGCCATGATTAGGAGATGCCATGTCATTACCGATAAAGATTATCCATTTTACGGCGGTCAAGGTATAAAAGTTTGTGATGAGTGGAGGATTTATGAAAATTTTGCTCGTGATATGGGGGAGCCGATTGGCGACCAATCATTAGATCGAATAAACGCTTACGGCAATTATGAAAAAGAAAATTGCCGCTGGGCATCACATTCTGTTCAGCAAAAAAATAGACGCGCCCCCCAATTTAGTAGCGGAGTTAAAGGGGTCATTCAATTTGATACAAACAAGTGGATTGCTTACTTGTCTCACAAAAACCGAAAATATTATGGATCCGTAAGGACAAGCTTGGGTGAGGCTATCAAAGACCGTAAGTTACTTCAAGAAACTTATTGGGCGACAGGGGGTGGTGCGTGACCTATGTCGTTACCACAGACTATCAAATTGATAGGCTTCCGCCTCCAAACTTACCGCTTGCACCTATAGAGTATGACTCAAGGTATCAAGAAGGTCTTAACAACGTCTTACGCCTGTACTTCAACCGGCTTGATAACTTTTTGGCGCGGCTTATGGCAACGACATCTGCTTTACCGGTAACACTTCCTGGTACGTATTTTGATGCGTTTGGTCGGCAGCGAGTCAGCCAACCATATACGCTATTTGATAGTCAAAACCGATATGCAGCAGATAACCAGTTTAGTGAGTCCACAGCTAATGGTGCGTCTATAACTTATAGCTCTAATGAGGCAGCCGTCCTCTTGGCCGCTGATACCACATCAGGATCTAAGGCGGTTAGACAAACCTATCGAGTATTTCCTTACCAGCCTGGCAAAGGATTACTGGTACTTGCGACCTTTGTCATGGCAGCGGCGCAGACAAACTTAAGGCAGCGCGTTGGTTACTTTAATACAGCAAATGGCGTGTTCTTCCAAAAGAACGGATCAACCAATTCATTTGTATTGAGGTCGTCTGTCACTGGGACGGTATCTGATGCAAGGACTGTGAATCAAGCCGACTGGAATGGCGACAAGCTTGATGGCACCGGTGACTCAGGATTTACCTTAGACACCACCAAGGCACAGATTCTTTGGATGGACTTTGAGTGGCTTGGCGTTGGTTCAGTCCGGTGCGGGTTCATCATTAACGGTCAGTATATTGTTTGCCATACGTTTAACAATGCTAATGACATATCAAATGTCTACATGACCACGGCGATCCTGCCTGTTAGGTATGAGATTGAAGCTACGGCTGCTATGGCAAGTGGCGCAACGATGAAACAGATCTGCTGTTCTGTCATATCAGAGGGTGGGTTTGAACAGACATCGATTGACCACGTAGCGAGGCGTACAACGATATTTAATAACATCAGCACGTCAGCTAATTTCTTTCCTATCGTTTCTATAAGACTTGCATCAACAGCTCTTGGTGCGGTTGTGCTTCCCAATCGGGTTCAGTTTCTTCCGACGACAAGCCAAAACTATGAAGTGGCGCTGATGAAAAATGCGACGCTCACGGGTGCTTCATGGACGGCTGTGCCTAGCGATGCAAATGTTGAGTACGATGTGTCGGCTACGGCTATATCGACAATCGGCACCATTGTTCAAACAGATTATGTAACGAGCACAGGGAGCGCCGGAGTAAGTCAAACAAGTTCAGCCACAGGATACAACTGGGACTTGCAATTAGGATCGTCATTAACTAGTGTCAGTGACATTTACACTTTGGCGGTCAGGACGGTTTCTGGTGCAACCCTTGGTGACGGTGTCGGCAGTATTTCGTTTTACGACTTAACCCAATAAAATGGGTGTTTTGGAGTAGATTATGCCTGGTGATAGCGGCGGAAGCTCAGACAATCTAGACCTTGGCGGGTTCAACGATCCTAACTTAGGAGCGGATCCAGACCAACCTGGTGCTATTGATACCAATACATTCGACTGGGGGTCAATAGGTTCCTCTGGATTAGGTAACATCGATTGGGGCAAAGCTGCCAATTCGTTACTTGGATCTAGCGGTGGCGGTATGGGTGCCGGCCTTGCGCTTGGCCTTGGAGCCTTGGCAGCAGCACTGACACGCCAGCAGGCACCGGCTGTAAAGATGCCTAAATATGAAGCAGCCCCTGTGTATAACCGGGCATTAACATCGCCCATGTTTCCTCCGCAGCCGGCCCCTCAGAAATCACCATCAGGGCAAAACATTTACCAGCCCATGAAGGGTATGCCGTTGTTCTTTAATCCAAATCCGTTTCAGTTTAATGCAGCGGAGGCGGCTAAGCGTTATGGACCAACGCCCGAGCAGATCGCCCAGGGGCAAGCGGGTTATGAGGCTGGCCTTGCTTCGTTATACAAACCCATGACGATAGCGCCTATTAACTATCAGACTGAATCAAAAACTGACAATACATCGACAGCATCACAAGCAAGTGCAGCACAAACGGAAACTGGCGCCGCAAGTGGCGGTTCAATCAATGACATCGTTGTTGGTTTTGGTAACGATGAAAGTTCTAACTACAGTGGTGGCGGTGATGTTTATGCTGCTGCTGGTAGGTACCTTAAAGGTCCTGGTGATGGGATGTCAGACAGCATCAAGGCTACGATTGATCATGGCAACGGGCAGACGCAACCGGCACGTTTAGCACGTGGTGAGTTTGTCGTTCCTGCTGATGTGGTATCGGATCTTGGCAATGGCTCGTCAGATGCAGGAGCGCAGAAGCTTTACGACATGATGAGAAAGATACGTAATCAGCGTCATGGCACATCGAAACAGCCGCCAGCAGTAAAAGCTGAAAAGGCTATGCCGGCATGAATGAATGGGAGCGTTGTAGTCCGTGGATTCAAGCGGCCTTGGATTATGGCGGCAACCTCTTTGCGTTAGAAGATGTTCTTGATGCGGTGCAAAAAGGGCAGGCGCAGTTCTGGCCCGGTAAGAAATCAGCATTAATTACAGAGATCAAACAGTATCCACGTAAGCGGCTTTGCAATGTATGGCTGGCTGGCGGTGATCTGGAAGAATTGAAGCAAATGTCAGTCTATGTTAAAGACTTTGCTAAGGCTTCTAAGTGTGATGGGCTGCTGGTACAAGGGCGCCCTGGCTGGCAGAAAGTATTCCCGCAACGATTGAAAACAGTAACTTTGATGGAAGAGGTGTCCAAATGAGCGCAGGCGGACCGTCACAAACAGTAACGTCAATGCCACCTGAATTTCAGGTTCCGTATATTACTGACCTGTACAGGATGGGGCAGCAGACGGCTTACACACCGTACACGCCTTATTCGCAACAGCGATATGCGGAAACCTCGCCGCTGTATCAGCAAGGTGTAGAGCAGGCGCAGCAAGCGGCATCCACACCGGGGTTGCTCGGCCAGGTTAATGTGGGCGGCCAGAACATGGGCGTCATGCAGGCCTACATGAATCCGTATCAACAGGCAGTTACGGATGTGGCTAAGCAGTCTGCGGTTAGAGACTATCAAACAGGTCTATCAAACCTTAAGAGCCAAGCTACATCAAGAGGCGCATTTGGCGGTTCACGTCAGGCCATTCTTGAGTCGGAGCTGGCAAAAAATCTTGGTAGCCAGTTAAGCAATATCCAGACACAGGGATCGGCTGCGGCATTCGATAAGGCGAGCGGTCTTTACCAGCAAGACTTGCAGAATCAAATGCAGAAGGCTCAGACGTTACAGGGCTTGGGTCTTACAGATGAAGCACGTAGGCAGCGTGATCTTGATGCGATGTATCAGGAGTTTCAGCAACAGAGAGATTACCCGGCACAGCAAGCAGCGCGGTATCGTGACATTATCTTTGGTCTTCCTGGGTATCAATCTCAGTCCACGTATCAGTCCTCTGGCAATCCGCTGACGCAAGGGTTAGGATTGGCACGTCTGCTTTATGGAGGCTTGTGATGCAAGCGCAAACCACAACCGGTCTTGGCCAGGATGTCAATATCCTGGAGGCCATGGAGATGTTCAAGGGCCTACCAGATCAGGCGTTACCAAAGTACGCACAAGATCCTAAGCTGGCTATCTTTGCGGCGGCAGAAATGGCGCGTCGTGATGACATGCGTAAGCGTTTCCAGCAGCGGGCACAAAAGCCAGAAAAGCCTGTGATCGCACAGCTTGCTGAATCCATGTCGCCAACCATGCCTATGATGCCACCCGGCATGAATGCTCCTCAAGAGCAGCAGCCTATGCAGATGGCGCCATCTCAAATGCAAGAACCTCAGCAACCAGGTATTGCAAGCCTCATGCCACAACAGAGCTTCGCCGGTGGAGGGCCGGTTGCTTTTGCGTCGGGCGACTTGGTCGGTGGAAGTGTATTAACGCCGGAAGAGTTGGAAGATATTCGTCGTCGCGCCAGGCAGTCAGGTTACATTTCCGCCCAAACTCAGGATGCTTTGGCGGAGAGAGAGCGCAGGATGATCGAGCAAGCAGAAAAGCAAAAAGCCGGTCGTGAAGCGCAAGCAGAAACACAGCGTTTAGGACAAAGAGCTGTTGATGCACAAAGCTCAAGAGAGCAAAGGACTCAAGCGCCACTTGTAATACCAAGCCAGCAGGCATCAGCCCCGGCACCCATGGGTCTCGAGCAAATTATTGCGCTTGGCAAGAAAGCAAACTTACCAGGCATCAGTGTTCCTGAGCCTTATGAAACCGCTGGGAGAGCAAGCCAGATTCTTAAGGATCGTCAGCAGCAGTTTCCTGATGAAATCTCTCCTATCATGAAGCAACTCAAAGAGCTTTATGGCAAGCAGCCTTCACAAGCTGACATTGATAAAGCCGCCAATAGGCAGATTGCTCTGGCCATGATGGGCAGTAAGGATCGGAATTTCCTTTCAGGTCTTGCCGGTGGATTGCAGGCCGGTGAGGATGTTAAGAAGTCCATGGGTTCAGAGAATCGTGCGATGCAACAAGCGTCGTTACAGGCTCAGCTTGCTCATGCTAAGTATCAAGATGCCATACGCCGTGGTGACTATGATGCCGCTCAAAAGGCTGCACAAGAAGAGCGTAAAGCTTCTATTGAGGTACAGAAGATACGCCGTGATATTGCGGTGCAAGATATGGAAGTGGGCCTTGGTTTGGCAAGAGCTATGCAGCCAAAAGGCGCTGCTGGAGAGAAGGGCGCGTTCACCCAAGCACAAGCTGCACAGGTTCGTGAGAAAGCGTTAGCACTTGCTGCACCAGAAATACAAAAGCTTGAGTCGGATTACGAGAAAGAGGCAAAGCCTGCGTTTGGTATGTTTGGCGGGTTTGAAAAGAACTGGCGCCAAGGTCCAAAAGGCCAAGAGCTAGAAGCCAAGAAACAAGCGATTGTTAATAAATATATTGCTATGCTTGCTCCAGAGCTTGGCGGTGTATCGTCACCAAGCAACGCAGATTTACAACGCTACTATCAAATGGGTGCCAGATAAATGCCAGTCTTCAATGTTCCTGGGCGCGGACGCGTTCAGCTACCTGAAGGATTAAAGCAGGAAGAGTATCAAGCAATCCTTCGTGGTATGCAGATGGAGCAGGCGGAGTCTTATACGCCTGAATATACTTTCGGCCAGCTAGCTGGAAGGCCCATCCAGAGAACATTTGAGAATATCGGTACGTCTATACGCAAAGAGTTGCCCGCCATGGGGCTTGCTGCGATAGGAAAAGATGAGGCTGCACGCGGCCTCATGGAAGAAGCAAAACAGGAATATGCAGAACGGGAGCAAAGACTGCCCCGTATGTATCAGTCCTATGAGGATGTGACAGGTCCGGGATCCGCTCTTGGCTATGGCTATGAGCGACTGATGGAGGCTGCACCTTATGGACTTGCTATGTTATTACCTGGGGGAGTTGCTGCTGCCGGTGCGCGAGGTATTGCTGCACGGGCTGGAGCCGCTGCTACAGAGGCTGCCATTGCCAGAGGTCTGCCTTCTGCGCTTGCTGAATCTGCTGGTGCTGCACGCGCTGCCCAAGTTACCCAACGAGCTGCCCTTGGTGGAGCAGGTGCTGGTGGTTATGCGTTAAACGCTCCAGAGACATTCTCCAAGATCCTTGAAGAAACAGGAGAACTTCGCCCTGGTGTCGCATCTGTCGCAGCCATAGGTCAAACGTTCCTTGATCTTGTTGCCCCTGCATCATTCCTTAATAAGCTTGGTGGATTCGGTCGCGCCAAGATGGTTGAGGAGATGACCAAGCGTGCCGGGTTCAAAGAAGCTGCCAAAGACATCGGGCTAGCTGCTGCTAAGACGGCACCCAAGGAAGGCCTAACTGAGGCCGCCCAAGAGTTTGTATCGAATCTTGCCGTCAAGTACGTTGATGAAAACTATGAGCTGTTTTCTCCAGAGCGCATCAAGGAATACATCGAGGCCGGTCTTTCTGGTGCTGCTGGTGGTGCAGGTTTAGGTGCCGCCGGACGTGCTGTTCAACGTGTTGGTATGCCTGTTGAACCCGTTGCTCAGGAGCCGGTACAAGCACAGGAACCGTTACAAACACAACAACCAATCGAGTCAGACGTAATTACGCCACGTGGCGTAATAACACCACAAACCGTTACAGATCAAGTACTTACAGACGTAACCTCAGGTGTTACACCACAAACAGTAGAGGGTTTTGTAGAGGATCTTGTTGCTGGCAAGTCAGTAGATGAGCCGCAAATGCAGCAGTTTTACGCAGAAAATGCGCCTGCTATTGAGGCCTTGTTGCAACAAAGAAAGCAAGAGGCTGCACCAGAAGCGCCAACTGGCGAGTTGACTGTACAGGTTCCTGAAGCAGAGACTCTGCAAATTACTGCACCTGAAGCACCAACTTCTGAGATCACAGAGGCTGCACAGCAAGAAGCTATTGAGCCAGGACCACCAGAGTTTGTCGAGCCACCAGAGCAAGAAGGCCCTGCGCCAGTACCAGAAGATGTGCAGTCAGCTCAGGAAGCAATAACAAAGCTTGAAAAAGAAAAGGAAAGGGTTGAGGCGGAGGACCGGAAGCTTAAGGCTAAGGGTGAAACGCTTCTGTCTACGATTAAAAAGTATGGCGGTCTTAAAAACAAAGACATAGAAAACATCCGAGAAAAAGACCTCGATACCAATCTTGATGACCTTGTGATGGGCGGCCGATTAGACCCATGGCTACCTTCTGAGTTGCGCTCTGTGTTCTTAAACGCTGATGGACCTGACACGCTGTTCCTGCAAAGCCAGGCTATTGAACATATTAAGGATCGTTTGAGATCCAGGGACTATGTAAGCGAGTCCACAAAGATAGAGCTGGAAAGAATTGGTTTTGAGCTTGAAGAGGCTATTCAATACGTTAGGGAGTATTACGATGAACTTGAAAGGAATAAAGCCCTTGAGGAAGCGGCCGCTGAGCAAAGACCAGTTTATGAGCAAGTGGAACCAGCTATCACCGATGGCGAAGAGCGAGCTGCTGAGCCTATCGAAGATACCGGACCTACCAAAGCTGCCGCCCCTAGCAAAGTAACTTACACCCCAAGCTCCTACGCTGAGCAGATGATGGCAGGTACGCTGCCTGACACTGATGAAGCAAATGCTTACTTTGAAGCTAACCGTGACGCAATTGAAGTAGCACTAACCGATCTGGAAGAGCGTCGTGCTGAGCCCATGATGCGAGGTACAGCGGAGCAAAAGAAAACCGCTGAGAGCCATGCCTCTGATTTAGGTGGATTGGTTGCTTACCTAGACGGGGATCTGGCTTTAATCCGTGGTCATTCAAGACTCACGGGCCAGCCGGTATACCTTGTGTCTAATGGCGGTATGCGCTCGCGGGTCGATGTCGATGCGTATACAGGCAGCCTAATAAACGCCAAACAAAAAGCGAAGTTGGTTGCGGCCAGGAATGCGATTGAGCTTAAAGAAGAAGAGAAGCACGCCAAGTTGCCGTTCGTTAGATTTGATTCGCAGGGCGTGGCTGTATCGCAAAGCGTATCGCCACAGTTGGCAGGTGTTATTGCTGGGTGGAAGAAGCTTCTAAAGGTCACGCCAAAGATCTACGTTACAACCATTTCTGATATTAAGACCAACCTTGATAAGTTTACTGGCCCGCACCGGGCGGTTGGTTCTGCCGCGCTGGGTAATGAATATGGCAGCGTCCGTAAGATGGCGGATGGCGAGTACTACATAGCCTTTACTGATGGCATGTCAATGTCTAGGATGCTTGAGACATTAGCCCATGAGTTGGGCCACATGCACATGCGTGAGACGTTTGAGAACGCAGATATTGCAACGCAAAAAGCCATTCGTGATGAATACGATAAGTGGCTTAACTCAAACAAGGGCAAGAGCGCCAGGGAGCATATCCAGTCCATGCGGGCGCGTGGTCTTGGCAAGCTTGAGAAGATTGGTGAGAAGCACAAAGCGGAAGATCTTTCGCCCTATTGGAGTTCATTTAAAGAGTGGTATGCCGACCAAGTAAGTCGTTGGGCTACGACATCTGAGAAGCCTTTGAATGTGGTCGAGCGATTCTTCAAGCGTCTTGCAGATGCGATGCGGTCGTTCTATGCCAAGCTGCGTAATCAAAAGTATTTGCCGAATGAAACCTTTAAGCAGTACATGGACAAGGTTGTGGCAAGTGTTGAATACGTTGCACCGGTTCGCATGGCGACAACGCCTATAAGCAAGACTGATCAGATTGCTTTGTTTATGAAAAAGCCCGTGCTTGATCCCAGTGATACAGAAGTGCTTTACATGCGCCGGGCTGCTGATGACCTTATCGATGCAGGCAAGGATCTGTCGCCCGAGGATCAGGAGAAGCTGCTTCAGGATGTGGATCAACTAGATACCACTCCCCAGAAAGGCATGAACGCCATGGACTCCATGATCAAGGAGACTCCATCGTTCCAAGCCGTCAAAGAGAAGCTTGGCACCTACGTTAATGACGCAACCACAAACAATGCAGACAGCCTCTTGGCGTTTCTTAACATGCGTCAGATATCTGAGATGGCCAAGAAGGTGCTACCTCAGTTTGCCCAGTACTACCGTGTGATCACGAACATGATCGACTCACGGGAGAAGCAGCAGACTGATGCGGCCAAGATCTATCAGCGCTGGGAAGACTGGGCGGTAAAGCATCCTGAGCAAAGCAAAGCCTTGGACCAAGTCATGATGGACGCCAGGATGTCTGGTATTGATCCAACTGACCCCAAGAAAGAAGAAAAGATGAAGGGCTCGTTCCTTGCCAACTGGAACAAGATTAAGGGCGGCGAGGGCGAGAAGATCTTTGTAGAGGTTCGTGATTTCTGGAAGCAACAGCTTGATCGCAAGCGTGAGATTCTTGAGAAGAAGATCATGGTCATGCAGACAGATGAGACCGAGCGCCAGAAGACAATCACGGAATTACGGCAGGAGTTCGAGAAGTTTGTATCAGATGGTCCTTACTTCCCGCTTACTCGATTCGGTGATTACTATGTTGCGTACAACATCAAGCTGGCCGATGGATCGACCAAGCCCTATCACGAGATGTTTGAGTCACAGGCTGACCAAAGGCGACATCTAGATTCCATTGAGAAGGACATAGAGAGCGGCAAGATTATTGACGTTAAGAGCGGCGTTGATACCAAGGAGATGATGTCCAAAGGTGTCATCCAATCTCAGTTCTTGAACAAAGTGTTTAAGGCTGTGGATAGTATGGATCAGGGCGATCTTTACGTAGACTCCAAGCAGCGTGTGAAGGATGATATCTACCAGGCTTATCTATCCATGATGCCTGACCTGTCTGTCCACAAGCATTTCATCCATGCCAAGAAGGTTGCTGGTGCAAGCTTAGACTTCCGCAGGGGTTTTGCTGAGACGGCTTTCCATAACATCAATCACCTGTCACGTCTTGACTATGGCTATGTGCTTGATCAGATCGTGGCGGAAGCTTCACGTGAGGCCAAGGGCAATGCGGCAGGAAGGTATCTCAAAGAGCTGGACAAGATGCACGCCGAGTTCAGCAATCCTCAGAAGCAGAATCCGATCTGGTCTAAGATCTCTAACTTCTCATTCCTGTTCTACCTGACGGCTCCTGCATCTGCGATTGTGAACATGACGCAGACACCGATCATTGGTATGCCAACCATGGCAGGCAAGTTCAATGTGTCATACGCCAAGGTGGGTGCAGAGATAGTCAAAGCATCTAAGGAATTCTTTGCATCGCGCAAGGGGATGGAATTCAATCTCGCCGAGTATCTTAGGAAGCAAGGAAGGAAAGCTGAGGCTGATGCGCTTGATAACCTAGAGAGTACGCTTAACCGTACACAGACGTTGTCACTGGCCGGTGTTGCTGAGCGACCAAGCTTTATGTACACCAGGGGTATTCGTTCTGCCATGCGAGCCAAGGGCCTAACAAAGCTTCAGAAGCTAAACATGGGTCTTGGTTACATGTTTAACCAAGCAGAGATCTACAACCGTTATGTAACGGCGCTGGTATCCATACGCTTAGCTAATGAAGCAAATACCAAGTCCACGTTGCCAAAGTTTGATGCTGAGGCTACTGCTCGTGAGATGGTTAATCAGATTCACTTTGAGTATTCAGCAGAGACCAAGCCAAGGTTCATGCGCGGACCCTTTGGCCAGGTGGCGTTGCAGTTTAAGAACTATTCACAGCAGATTACTTACTTGCTTGTTGACTCATTCAAGAAAGCCTATCTCAGTAATTCAGAGATTGAGGCCTTGCGTTTGAAGTCGCTTGACCAAGGGCTTTCTGAGAGTGATCGTATTGATGCGAAAAGAGAATACGATGAGGCAGTAGATCTGCGCCGTGAGGCTCGTAAGCGTCTTACCGGTATCTTGGGCATGACAGCAATCTTTGCAGGGTATGAAGGATTACCTTTGTACTGGGTTGTTGAAGGCACCATGAACATGCTCTTTGGTGATGACGATGAGCCCTATGACTTCAGCCTGGAAATGAAAGTTGCCATGGCCGACATGTTTGGTGACAACGCGTCGAGGATCTTTAGCCGTGGCGCCATGTCCGAGCTACTTCAGATTGACCTAGCAAGCAGGACCAGCCTTAACGGTATCTGGTTCCGTGATGATGCAAGCGCCAAGGATGAGGAAGAGTGGACCAAGAACATGCTGATCGACCTCATGGGTCCGGCTGCTGGTATCGTGGTCAATACAGGTGATGCGATCAAGAAGATGAATGAAGGTCACTACGCCAGGGGCATGGAAGCCATGATGCCTCCTGTTATCAAGGACTTCTTCAAAGCCGCAAGGTTCTCGACTGAAGGCGCAACCACCCTGCGTGGTGATCCTATTGTTCCTGATATCAGTGCCTACAACATATTCATGCAGTCCCTTGGGTTTACGCCAACTGACGTGGCGCGTGGTTATGAGGCCATGGGTGAGATCAAAGGGATTGAGAAGAAGATTGAGCAGCGCCGGTCACGGTTACTTGGCAAGCTTTGGTTAGCCCATCAGAACGGTGACTACGAAGCCTATGCAGATATAGGCGAAGACATTATTAAGTTCAATGCTTCCAATCCTAATGAGCAGATTGATGCGAAGACCATCAAGAACTCATTTGCTCAACGTGAGAGGACGGCAGCTAGGGCAGAGCGCGGTATTGTTGTTAGTCCTAAGCGTGAGTACTTGCTAGAGAAGACTTCTTATCTTGATGAGGAGTAGAGGGCTTCCAAGGTCATGGCTAGAAGGTCAAGCTCGCTGAGTTTGTACCGGGTGTAAAAACCTTTCTCGCCAAGACCATGGACGCCGGGATTGCCAGTATGGTGCGTTTCGCACAAAGGCACCACCAAGAAATTACTTGCGCGTTGTGACATACCCTGGCCCTCGCGGATGTGGTGTAGTTGGGCGGGTGTTGCGCCATGGCCTAAGTGATCGCACAGGATGCAGCCGACAGCGGCTACCCGGTTCATGTGCTCTTTATCTGCTTTCCGCATAGCTTGTCTTTAATGTGTTCCGGTAATTTTGGAAGCGGCGCCCATGCCACTGCCCAGTCAGCCCATGTGCCTACGATGCATACGCCACCGGGGTTTAACAGCAAAAGCTTGACGCCAAGCGGCGGGATGCCTTGATCAGGATCACGCCAGCTTGCTTGACCGGCGAGATAATCCTTCATTTCCTACCTCTGTTAATCGGTGTCGGCAACGCGATCAGTTCACGCAGCGCATCCATTGTTTTGTATCTCGGGTTAGCGCATTGATCAGTGGCTATACGGCTGACCGCAGGTTTGCCAACACCGAGATATTTAGAAATGCCTTGCCGGGTCCAGCCGATCATTTCAAGCGTTGCGATCATGTCTGCTGGTTTCATTGCTCACCTCTTTCTCTGTCAACTCCGAAATGTTCTTTGACGCTATCAATAATAAAGTCAGGCAGTTCAAACCGCTCATTCTCAATTTTTAACAAACATTCCTGGACAATCAACTCGGCGAACAGCACTGCTTCTTTTTCCGACAATCGAAATCCATCTTCATCAAATCTTAGCATACCATTAGCAGCCTTGAATGCTAGTTCTCGAATTCGTTTGTTCATTACTCACCCCTTGCTCTGATAGCGGCCGCTATTTCGCGGTAGTCATACGCCCATACCTCACCGTCAAACAACTTCGCACATGCCTCTCTTTCATGTGCTGCGACAAGGGCAGCGAAGTTGTTTGAC